GGACACTTTTCTGGCCGACATCAAAGCTCTGGGCGGGAAGCGGACGCAGTGAGAAAAGTAGAAAGGAGCTAGGGAGGACAACATGAGCATGGATTTAGCGGTAAAGAGCTTTCGGCACGAGGAATCCTATTTTGAGGCGGGAACTTACCCCGTCGCCAAGGACGCGAAGGAAGCGGGAACGGCCCTGAAAGCACACGCACCCGTAGCGCTGGTGGATGGAAAGCTGGAGGCGGTGACGGCGGACAACAAGGAAAAGGTATACGGTATCCTGCCGGAAGCGGCGGAAGCGGGCGAGGAGACCGTGGTTTACCTGACGGGAGAGTTCTTCGCGGACAGCTTGGCCTTGGAGGAGGGCGTTACCGTGGAGGATTTGGAGACGGAACTGCGGAAGATCAGCATCTTCCTGAAGTGAGAGAGGAGAGAACAGTATGCCTAATACGATTGACATTTATCAGCCCCGGTATTTGGCCGAGGTGGTGCGGCAGGCTCCGCCGGTGCGGACCTACTTCCGGGACACCTTTTTCCCCCGGGTCGTTACCTTTCCCACGGAGCGGGTGGACATTGACATGGTGAAGGGCGACCGGCGCATGGCCGCCTTTGTACATCCAAGGGCAGGAGGTCAGGTGTTGCGGGAAACGGGCTATGAGACCAGAAGCTACAAGCCGCCCTTTATTAACCCCTACGACGTGACCACGGCGGACCGGCTGATGGAGCGGCTTGCGGGGGAGAACCTATACAGCGGCATGACACCGTCTCAGCGGGCGGCACAGAAGCTGATGGACGAGTACACCCGGCTCAACGACGCCGTGACCCGCCGGGAGGAGTGGATGGCCGCGCAGGTCATTTTGAACGGCGAGGTGGACATCGTGGGCAAGGGTGTCAATGAGACCATCGACTTCGGCTTTGCCAACAAGGTACAGCTGACCGGAGACGAGCGCTGGGGCCAGAAAAACGCCAAGATTTTGGACAATCTGGGGGACTGGGCGGACATGGTGGAGGAAAACGGCTTTGCCAACGTAGACCGGATCATTATGGGCAAGACGGCCATGCGGGCGTTTCTGGCGGACGAGACCGTGCAAAAGCGGATGGACAACCGGAGATACAACATGGGGGAGATCAGCCCCAGAGACCTGCCAAACGGGGTGCGGTACTACGGACACCTGAACGACCCGGACTTGGATCTTTACACCTACAGAGAGGTCTATCTGGACGACTGGACCGACCCGGAGCATCCGGAGACCAGACGGCTCATGCCGGACAACAAGATCATTCTGGCCCCGGCAAACCCGGACTTTGTGCGGGCCTACGGCGCAAGCTCCTATCTGGACGAGAGCGAAAACTGGGTGACGGCCCAGACGGACCGGTTGCTGTTCAGCTACATCAAGCACGGCCCGGACCGCAGATTCTTGGAGCTTCAGTCACGCCCGTTGCTGATCCCAGATAAGGTGGACAGCTGGCTGGTGGCGGAAGTGTGCTAACGCTCACACAAAAGGGCAAGCCTTTTGTGTGAAGGGGATTACGGCCGCGTCTGCGGACGCGAATCAGGACGGAGGGCCAGATGGCGCTGTTTGAGTTAAAGCAGGACTACAAAAATGACCCGGCGGCGGAAAGGCGGACTTTTAAGGACTTCGCCGCGTCGGACATCAACACGGTATTTTTCAACGGAAACGAACACGCGGACCGGCACAACGTGGACGGGAAGCAGGCGCTTGTCATCTTGGAAAAAACGGACGTGCGGGATCACTCCGCCCACTGGGAGAACGGGTCAAAGCAGAACTTCGACACCGGCCTTTATAACCTGCACATGACCCTATACATCAAAGTGGAGGACTACGGGCCAAAACCGAAGCAAGGGAAACTGCTGGTACTGGACAAGACCAAAACATACGCCATCCGAACCTGCGACGACGAGGGCGGGGTTTACCGCATGACCATAGAAAGGGTACGGCAAAGCTGATGGGACGACTGGACACACAAGTAAACGTGGACATGAAGGGCCGAACCATTACCGTGGGGCTGGAAGGGCTGGACAGCGTAGAGCGGGCGCTGGGAGACCTGAAAAGCAAGACACCGCAGGCGGCGAAGGTGGCGGTGAACCAGACGGCGAAGCAGGCACGAAAGCGGATGATCGCGGCGGCGAAAGCCCGGTATGTGGTGAACGCCGCCGGGGCGCGGCATCTGAAGGACTTGGAGCAAAAAAAGAAAGCCACCAATTCCAGCCTTTCCGCCACGCTGTACATCGAGAAGATGCACAACGACCTTGGATATTTTGAGAACATCCCATCCACGGTGTATATGGGAACCAATGTGCGCCACGCGCCGGAATATGTAAAGGCGAGGGTGCTGGCCCAGCACAGCCCAAGAGAACTGACCGGCAAGGGAAGCCTGAGCAAGGGGTTTCTGTTGCGGTTCAAAAGCGGGCACATCGGCATGGTGCAAAGGATCATCGGCACAAGTCAAGAGAACACCATCACTCAGCGGGGCTACAAGCGGTGGACAAACGCACAGGGAAACGTGGAAAAGCTTCAGACAATGGGCGCACCATCCGCCGCCGCCATGCACGGGCAGGCTTTTTTGGAGATCCAAGACGAGATTGCGGCGTATCTGCTGGAAAGGCTGGAAACACGGGTGGAATGGATCTTAGACAGATATGGAGACGGCACATGGAGGGGGTGAGGACGGCATGAAGAATTATTCCAACGCTGTGGAGCAAGCGGGCATGGGCAGAACGCCACAGCTGTGCCAAGACGCGCTGGTGGAAATGCTGGAGGAACTTTTTCAGGGAAAGGACTACACATCACCCGCGGGGCGGCGGTCGTTGCGTATCATCCGGCAGGACATCCCAATTCCGGAGGACGACGACGAGGACGTGGACACGGAAGAGAGCGCAGTCCCCTATGTGCGCGTGGCCATGAACGGAGGGGAAATCCCGGACGACGACAGCCCCCAGATGGTGGAGTTCAGCCTGACCATCTGCGCCTATGACGGCGGCACGCAACGGGAAGGAATGCGGGATGTGGCCAATATCAAGGAGGACATCATCCAGCGGGTATGCACAAAGCCTTACTTCGGGGGCGTATTCACCATCTTAAAGCCCATCGCATGGGCCTTGCAACAGGACCCATCACCCCCTTATTACTTCGGGGCTATTATCTTGACCTGCACCGCACCGGCCATGACGCAGGACGCGGCGCTGAAAAGCATGATCTAGGAAAAGACGCAAGAGAAACACAAGACCAGAAAAAGGAGGCCAGAGCATGGCAAACAAAAAGAAAGAGGACATCCTGAACGAGGAGGAGACCGGAGGGGAGGCCGCCGCCTCCACCGCCGAAGGGACCGGAGAGGAGAAAAGGGAGGACACCGAGCAGGCAAAGCAGACCGAGGAGTTTCCCGTGCCGAATCCCTGCGTCTACTGCGGCCCCAGCGTAAGGGGCGTGGCGAGACAGTTTACCACCTACCAAGGGGGGCTTCCGGAGGAGATGAAGGAATTTCTTCGCCAGCACCCGGCGGCAAAGCGCCTGATCGTGTCCACCGGCAAATTTTCCTCCACCAGAGAGCGGATGGAGAAGGCCGGGACGGCGGAGCATCTGCTCTATCAAAAATTGAAAGCGGAGCTTTTGAAGGGATAAGTTTTTGAAAAGCGAGGAGGAAAAAGCAAATGGCATATAAACATGGCATTTATGTGACAGAAGCGGCCACCGCCATCACCGCTCCCGTTTTAAGCACAGCGGGCTTACAGGTGGTGGTGGGGACGGCCCCGGTGAATATGCTGGAGGATCCGGCGGCGGCGGTGAACACGCCCTTGCTGGCCCAGAGCTATCAAGAAGCGGTGCAGGCTGTGGGATACAGCCCGGATTTTGAACACTACAACTTGTGCGAGAGCATCAGCGCGTCCTTCCAAGTGGTGGGGACGGGTCCGCTGGTGCTCATTAACGTATTAGACCCCGGAAAACACACAGCCCAAATGGAGGAGCGGGAAGTGACCGTGACCCAAGGGGTGGCGAAGCTGGAGGAAACCGGGGTTTTGCTGGACACGCTGAGCGTGAAGAGCGGACAGACCCCCTTAAAGGCGGAGGAGGACTACACCACCGCGTGGAACGAGGACGGCACATTGAATCTTGTGGTGCTCACGGGGGCGGAAAGCGTGACGGTGAGCGGCAAGCGGCTGGATCCCGGCCTTGTTACGGAGGAGGACATCATCGGCGGCGTGGACATCAACACAGGCAAGGAGACGGGCATGGAGGTCATTCGGCAGGTATACCCCAAATTGGGGATGACACCCGGCATCCTGCTCTCGCCCCGGTGGAGCAGAAAGCCAGCCGTGGCGGCGGCGTTGCAGGCCAAGACGAAGGAGATCGACGGGGTGTTCACTGCCGTGACCATCATCGACATTGACAGCACAGACGAGGGCGCGGGAAAGTATACGGACGTGAAGGAGCAGAAGGAGAAGCAGGCCGTGACAGACCCCAACGCCTACGCCGTCTGGGGCTATGGCAAGGTGGGGGACACGGTATACAGCGGGTCTGCCCTCTCCGCCGCCCTCACCGCCTACACGGACGGGGAAAACACAGACGTGCCAAACATCAGCCCCGGCAACAAGGCCATCTCCATTGGAGAAATGTGTCTGGCGGACGGAACTGCCGTACTGCTGGATCAGACGCAGGCCAACACGGTGAACGGCTACGGCGTGGCCACGTTCCTGAACATGAACGGCTTCC